TAAATGTGCTGGTATCCCAAGATGGGCTTGTTAATGTGGCATTACGAACAAGTGTTATAATGTAATCTTGTCCAGTAGTAGGCAAGACTTTAACAATTTGTGGAAGTACAACAGCATCAAGAGAACCGCTATTCAAACGGACGGATACTAAAGGTAAAGTTGTTAGACCGATACTTGAAAGCGTAGTAGTTCGTTGTGCAGCCAGTTCATTTACATCTTGTTGGTAGCCGCCTTCGCTTATGACTGTGCTACAAATTTGTTTCATTGTAGCGGCAGAACTAATAGTATCTGTTGCGGTAATCTCGTAACGTATCGGCAGAATAGCTGTCTTCATATAGACTGAAGTCAAGTTATTAGCGTTGTGAAACTTGTGGCAGATTACGTTCTGCCCATCAATTACAAAGCCTACACGTACTGTACCTACACCAAGCCACTCATAGTCAATCAAAAGAATCTGTGTCTTTGTTTCATCCAGTGTGTATCCACTAGGGCCAGTGCCATCCAGTTTATCTACATTCCAGTTAGCCTGTGTTACAAACCGTGCATCACTTGCGCTACCGCTTGTTGATGTACGAATCACAAAACGTAGGTCTGTTTCATTCTGTTCAAAGTAGACACCATCATCAGAACCAAAGTAACCTACACGTTGGCGTAGATTAGCCTGTGATGAAGCCATTGTAAAGGTAGCAAGGGTAAGCAGTGACTTTCCCGGCTGGTATGGAAATACACGTTTGGTTTGCCGTATGACTTCACCAGTAGCAGTACCTACCGTCATAGAGTTGCTGCTCTCATCAGGTAAATGAGCAAATGCTCCACTGCCTGTTGAACTGGTATCAAACTGTGGGTCAGCCTGAAAACGGTTCTGGCTATCAAACAAAGTATAGGGCTGACTTATGCGCAGTCTACCAAACGCATCGACTGTGTGGTCAGCAAATGCAACATCATTACCAATAGTGCCAAATATTACCTTACTTGGATATGACGTGATTGACATTAGACTTTCCTGTACGCCCGTGTCTTCTTCGCTATCTTCTTGGGCTGCTTCGCAACCTGCTTCCCGGCCTTCGTGGCTTTACGCTTTGCGCGAGTCGTAGCAGCGTACTCTTTCGCGGAGAGGGCTTTAATGGCCTTTTCCGGTAGATATCGCTCCCCGGTTGCTTTTGGACCTTGTGTGGACGGCTTGCCACTCTTGGTGCGCCACTTCTGTTTAGTCCACGCTGTTAAAGAGCGTTGGCTCTTCTTCTTCGGCATCGTACTCGATTTCCCACTCTATATGATTTATGGTCATCAACTGACGGTCTGCTTTGTACCACGTGTTCAGTGCGTCGTCGATATCCTCCATGATGTCGGAGGTTTTAAATATTTCTAGCACACTTGCCTTCTGGGCTTCGTACTTGTGCTTGAGGGCTTCGATTACCATGCGGTCCATGCAACTCTCCCAAATAACTTTATTATAGCACAGTTACCCAGAGTTTACAAGAAAAAACTAGAGGCGTCCCTGTGCGTGGAGGATGAGAGCAATGAGGCAACCCAAAATAACCAAACCCAAGACAAAGAAGAAGGTAACAATGGCAATGTCGAGCATCTGCTTGCGCTTACGAATTGCGGCCTCTTCCGCTTCTCTCCGGGCAACCCGCGCCTTCGCTTGGAACTTTTGCCAGTCACCCCACAAACCCGGACGACCCGCATAAATCATTATGGTCTTTAGCTGCTCTTCTTGTTCTCGAATCTGTTCGAGAGCCATGAACTCTTCTAGGTCGGAACCGTTGCCCTTCTTCTGTGCCTTTTTCTGTAGGTCTTCTTTGGCCCCGACGAAGCTTGCAATCGCACTACCGGCAGCAGCAATATCCTTGCCGTTCTGGACAGCAGTCTTGATTACGGCGAATGCAGCGTTGGCAGCAGCGAGTTCAGCAAGCATCTCAGTACACCTTCGTATCTTTATCGACCAGTTTGGGTAGGCAGTACGCCGTAACCTCGTTTCCTTGTTTGTGGAGTTTTTGTGCGTACCACACGCATTCATTTAGGTCGCGAAAATACATGTCGTTGCTGACTCTTCGCTTGTCTTCTCCCGTTCCCAAGAAAACAAACAGGAGAAAGACGTGCATCATTGCTAGTCGCGGTAACCGCCTCCTGCTTTTTTGTATTGTTGTGCAAGCATCTGGGCTTTACGTGCTGACCACTGCCCCGGCTTGCCGCCCTTCGAACCGGCTTTGATACGTTCGAACAGACGCTTTCTCATTCCGGGCTTAGTGTAGTTGCCAGCTTCATTAACTCGACTCTTGCCCTTCGCTTTAGGCTTCGACGGTTTGCTAGCTTTTCTAACCCGGCCACCCTTCTTGAGTTCTTGTGCTTCCTCGACGCCTTTAATCTTTCCGGCGTTAGCTGTTGCGTAGAAGACTTGTTCACCCTTCTTACCCCCGTAAGTGCGTTTCATCGAAGACATAATCTTTTTGCCCTTTTCAGTTAGGGGCATCAGAACTCTCCCTTCTTCATTGCGTCCGAAAGCTTGACAGCCCGCGAACCTACCTGTTTCGCCCAACGGGAGTCGAGCATTTCAATCGCTGCGATGTCAAACTTGTGGTCGTGAATCGCACCCCACATCTTCTTGAATTTACAGAGGCGTGGCACACCCATATTGAAGGCCATGTCCATCAGGATTAGCTGACGTACCGCATCCAACTCTTCGACGCACGGGTGCATACGGCACAGTTCGTCCTCAACAATCTTGATGTCGTTCAAGGCAAGATAACGTGCATCCGCTTCCGTGATACCGTGTTCGTACACGATAGCCATCGACGGAATGTCCATGTAATCGAGTTCTTCTTTACTAATCCCCCGGTCTTTCAAATTGCGCCCGATACCAATAGTGTCGATGCCGAGAGTGTCCTGATACACAGTGAGGACCATGCCCTCGTGTGCAATCAGCTTGTCCAAGAAATGTGACGTGTTGTATTTCATTTTTTATTCTCTCCGCCCATCCAGATGCCAAACGCACCGGTCATAGCACCCATCACAACGCTCACAAAGGCGGACTGTGCTGCTGTTGGGGCGTCCAAGTTCATAAACCACTCTGCACAACGCCACGACATCAAGGTCATGATGAGCATCATAAAGCGGGGAAGAAGCTTCCACTGTGCAATGCGTTCGAAGGTCATCTCTGCCATAGTTATTTCTTTCCAAAGAACTTGGTTGCGCTACGAACGCCAAACGATGCGGCAACAATTACACCGAGCGAATACTGGTACCATTCGGGCATCGCATCTAGCTGTGCAAAGCCGTTAGCTACGACACCTTCCATTCCGGGGATGAACGCAAGAATCAAGGGTACCGAAAACAAAATAACCAACCACTCGTCTTTCCACGAGGATTGGCTTCCCTTGATAGCTTCCAAGTCCCAGTCGATTTCACCGGTAGCTTTCTTTTCCATGATGGTTGCTTCGGCTTTTGCTTTGGCAACCTTCGCACCGGTTTCGGCTTTGGTCTTTTCAACCTTTCCTTCGAGCCACGTACCCGCAAGTTGCGAGATGGGGCCAATCAACGCAGTTAGCATGTTATCCTACCATTTTGTACGGTCGGCCCAGTAAGCCGCAGACATCTTACCCTTCTTGATGTTCTTGGCGTGACGGGCCTTGAAGCTTGCACGTTTCTTCTTCATCCGGTCAGATTCACCGGCTTTGGGTTTACCGGCTGTCTTGGCACCCTGTTCGCCAAAACGAATCAATCGTACCTTGTCGCCTTCTTTGGCTAGTACGACGTGACTTTTCTTTGGATGTCCGGGCGTTCGCTTTGGTTTGTTGTAACCAGCGAACTTTTCTCCACGATACGTAATGCTCATAGTGGGTTTACCCCCGGCAGGGATTCCTGCTTATATCACAAAATTAAAAGGGTGTCAAGGGGGCACGTGGCCCCCCTGACAGGTTGGTTAGGCGAATGCGGCTGCAGTTTCACCTGCACCCAGTTCTGCCATCAGAGCGAACACGCGAACCTTGCCACTAAAGCTGGCGGTGTCAGCCGAGAGGTCGAGGGTGTCGGCGGCGGTATACAGCTTCGGAGTAGAACCCATCTCTACGCCGTTAGCAGTGTTACCGTCGAGGTCCGAAACCCACAGGTCTTCGTCAGTGTCACCCAAATCGATGAGCGAACCTGCACCACCTGCAGTAAGGATTTCAACACCAGCCATCAGGACCAAAGTGTTGGCCTTCATCTCGATTGCCTGAACAACGTCCGCAGTATGAACGAGGGTGGTGGTGGAGAAGTCGAGGACAACCTCAACGAGTTGAGGCTTGATGCCGACAGGGACGCCAGCAACAGCGTTAGTTACAGTGTAAGTAGCCATTATCTAATCTCCCTGTTCTAGTCGAGGCTAACAACGCCGCGAACCATTGCCTCCGGACGCAGAACTTTGCGACCGAAAACGTGCAGACCACGAACGATGTCAGAGAAGGTTTCAGTCGAACGGACAACTTCGGTCTTCGCGATGTGCGAAGCAGTAGCCGTTGAGGACATGTGACCGGCAAGAAGCAGGTTCTCAGTCCCGTCAGTAGCGAGGCCCGACAGAGTTACTTGGTCAGTACCGCCGTTCGAGACGAGGGCAGTAGACTTGTAGCACTGGAAGCCAGCAATGTTGCCCAGCGACACAAGGCCGTTACGCAGCGGGGAAGTCGCATCGCCAGTAACCTGAACTTCTGCGAACTTCGCACCAGCCGAGAACAGGTGCTTGTAGAAAGCCGGGGGAGCAACGAACCAGCGGTTCTCTTCCGGAACAGACTGGTCGTCGAGGGCTTGAGCCATCACCAGCATGGTGTTGACTGCAGTGTCGCCCGGAGTGGTTGCACCGCCGATGTCGAGAGCCGAACCCAGAGTACCGATGTCGGAAATCTGAGCAGTAGCGGCACCGGACTCGCCGGTCAGACCCGCACCCGATGCCATAGCAGTCAGGATGTTGGCGTCGTAGTTACGCTTCAAGGAGTACGCACCCGAAGAGGTGGCAAGTGCCTCGAAGTTAACGTGAGACTGACGCTCTTCGATGTCGTCAATCTTGAATGCGAAGGCGTTCGCTTGGTCCACAACCATAGTGGTCTGGTCGTCAGCGAGGTCTTGCGGGTTTACCACCGAGCCACGAGAGTAGCTAGAAACGGTGATGGTAGGCTCTTTGATGATACGAACGGTATCACCATAGTTCTCGATTTCGCCAGCGTAGTCGGTGTTCGTGATGTCTTCAGCAACCGAAGCGCGACGGAAGAACTTGAGAACTTTTTGACTGAAGATTTCCGGCGTAAAATTGCCGGAAGGCAGGTTATTGTAACCTGATGCGCTATCAAAAGCCATTGGTCTTTCCTTCCTGTTTGAGGTTTAGAGTTAAGAGTTGTAGTCGATTCGGCCTTCTGAACGTGCTGCATCGAGTTCAGCTTCTAGCTTCTCGAATTGCCACGGCTTCATCCTGCCGATTTCAGAAGCTTTCCAAATCTTCTTGCCGTCTGTTGCTTCCGTCTTTACTTCCCGCACGGGAGTCTTAGTGACGGCTTCTGCAGCAGAGGCAGACTTGGTTTTCTTCTTGGTAAGGCCAGTGTCGGCCTTGTAGAGGTCTACGACCCGTGCCGCCCAGCGGGCATCCTTATTGTTCTTGTAGATACCATCTGAGATTGATGTTGGTTGTTCTTCGAGCCAAGCCAGAAACTTCTCATCTGTCTTAATCTCGTTGAAATCGGGTTGGAGCCGAAGCAGTTCCTCGTAGGCTTTCTGCTTTTCTAGTTCCTGTTCCCGCTCTTTGATGGAACCGAGTTCCTCGCGGAGTTTTGCAACCTGTGATTCGGTCTGGAGACTTGATACGGTCTGTACCACCTCGAACACATCCGGATACTGGTTTTTGAACTCTTCCAGTTCTTCTGCAGTCTTTGGCGGTGTGACCCCACGCGGCATTTCTTGTGCGTGTTTGGTCATCGTCTTGCGAAGGGTGTCGATTTCCTCTTTGAATTCGTTTACCTTCGAATCGTAATGACGTTTCAAATCGTCATACCGTTTCTTGTAATCGTGGTCGGCCTCTTCTTTTTTGACCTCTACGAAACTGTCTGGGGCTTGTTCTTGCGGAGTAGCCTCTTTTTGGGGGTCCGCTTCTTGTGCTTCTGCAGTTTCTACCGCTTCATCGTCATCGTCTTCGTAGACTTCATCACGGTATTTTCCACGATACAACGACCCGTTGTTTACTGTTCCGAACGAATCGTTAGCTTTGTTGGCACGGTGGCCTCTTGCTTTTGCCATTTGATTTACCTCACTCGCGGGGCCACTTGGCTGTGGGTAGCCGCTCCGGTTGTGTCAGGGCCGCGAACTTGCGGGTAGCTGACGAATTATTCTAGACCTTTGAGAACCTTGTTTGCATAGGCTTGGCCTTCGCCGTAAGAAGCCAAAGCATCCTTAATGTTCTCGTGGTCCGATAATTTAAGACGAAGGACCATATCAGCCACAACGTCGTAATGTTCTTCGTGGCGGGCGCGGTCCATAGTGCCGCTGCCGTACGCCTTCAAATTTTTAGCTTGTTGTTTAGAAACTTTTTGACGCTTACCGTTTCGATAGACTGCGCCAAACTTTTGGTAGTTGACTACATCACGACCCTGCTGTATCAAATCGTTGACGTATTCTTTTTTGTCGTTATCTAGAAGTTTGTATTCTGGGCTTCGCTTTTGAAAATCTTCTAGGGTAGAATAGGTAACTTGCATAGGTCCGAAGGCAGACGATTTGTCTTTTCCTCGTGCAGCACCTGTGATAATGTACGGGTCTTTTTCAAAACCCTTAATCTCGACGCCCTTGATTGCTTCCTTCAACTCGCCTATGGTGTATCCAAAAAAGGTATCTTCGTCACGGGAGGGAATAGGCGTATCTGGCATCGAAGGATACTCAGAGGAAAGAAAGCCTTGTTGACGCAAGTCCTGTTGCGTGAGAGTCGGCTCAGATAGCTGTCCTGAGATTAACATGCCAGTAGCAGCTTGCATCGTGGCAGGAGCAGGAGCCTGACCATTTTCTTCGATGCGTTCGCGAGTTTCGGTTTTGCCGCGATTATTGATTTTCTCTAGGCGGTCATATCCGATGATTTTGGCGAGATGTGGCGCGACGACAACTTCGCCGCTGGAGATAGCCACATCTATCATTTTAGCACCGTTTCCTTGTTTGTCAACCGTTAATCCGCGTCTCATCGATTCTTTGTGAGCATCGAGCAACATATTCTTGATATCATTGCTTCCCGCGAACTCGACGGCTGCAGCGTTGATGACGAAGGCTCCCTCTGGGAGTTGGGCAGGACGGTTGTCCGCAACTGTCTGGTCTTCGGGAACCTGCTCAGGCGGGCGGTCTACAAAGCCACTAGCTGCGCCGGGTGCGCCGCCCATGGCAAGGCCGACGCGACCACCCTGATTAAATCCTCCGTATCTACCACCTCCTGAGTAAATTCCGGCATCAGAAATAGCATCACGAACATCTTGCGATACACCACCGCCACCGACGTTACTGCTATATCCACTGTCATCAGAATCACTTTCCCGCTGTGCCTTTGCAGCGGCTTCGCTCTGAGGCATTTCACCCGGCCTTGCTTGGGTAACCGTAATCGGCTGCCTAGGCTGTGCCGATGGTCCGTCAGAGTCTCTCGCTGCTACCTTTGCACCCTTGATATCCCGAATAGCCGCGTCGAGGGTCTTTGAACCGGAACGAGCCGCGCTGAGAGCGTTTTGGAATTGGTCGTAACTGATACCTGCCGTAGCAGCAGCTTTCTCTGCGTCTCTTTCATTAGAGTAGGCTGCCGATGCCCCGGTGCGTGAACTGTAAAATGTTCCGTTTGCCCGGAAGAATCCGTCCATCGGGTTATCGGAGACGAACATACCCCCCGACTCGGCAACCGTCTGGTTCTTGCTCGGATTCAAAGGATTGTAACGACCACGGGTGGGGTCGTAGCCTTTGCTGACAGCCTCTAGGGCAAGAAGTTGTTGGATGTCCATCCCTTGCGTGTTGCCGGTAAAGGTTCCGGAACCGGGTTCCCGAAGGATACCCATGTTGCCGATGGTCATGGCAAATCCAACGTCAACCTTGCTAAAATTCATCGGCCCCAGTTCTGTCCCCGCCATATCCCCTTGCGCGTATGCACTTCTGGCTGCTCGAATTTTGGCCATTCCCGCATATTGTTTGGCGTGAATAATCTCACCCATTATCCCAAGAGGCCCAGTGGGAAGGAAGGAGTTTTTACCGAACGCATTCTTAACTGTACGACCGCCTATGACTGTGGATACGATGGCTCCGGGAATGCCACCCATAAGCGGGAGAAGACCCTTGGTAATGTTCGCGTAGGTTTTATCTAGCTTGGCATTTTCTGCGGGGGTCAGTTCTTTTCCCGTCATCCGTTTTGCAGCGAGTTCGAAACTGCTGGGCAACTCCTTTGCACCTGTCTTTACTGCTTCGATACCCGCTTCTACTTCCGCACTTACAGTCTCACCAAACTTGATATCCTTGAAATTGCCGGTCATAGTAGGTTCGAGGATATTCTGGACAAAAGGTATGCGGTCTTTGTAGGTAGTTCCCTTGAGATAGTCGGAGTAGCTTTCGAACTGCGTCTGGTTGCCATCAACAAACTGGACTTCGTACATCGGCTCACCCGTGGTGAGGGATGTCATTTCGAGGATGTTTGGAGGTCCGTCATCGTCAGAAGGTTCGCGAACCCCGGGTTCAGCAAGTTCGACGGTCGGGGTTTCAACCTCGATACCCGTCTCCTCTTCGAGACTGGGCAGACCGAGAGCAGTATTGTAAAAATTTATGAAGCTTGATTTATACTGCTCAGGAGTAACCGTACGCTGACTTGTAAAAAAGCCGGTGTCGGTTTCTTGCTCCGTGTCTATCCCAATGTCGATGCGGTCAACCATTCTTGATTATAGCCTCGTGGTTATCCTTCAGTTTGAGGAGGGTTTCCAGTAAAGCCGCTTTCCCCTGCAGTTGGCGCAGTTCCGACTCCGATTGTGCCGTTACCAGACCCCTGTACGTCTGTTCCTTCAGGGCTTGGAGATACGCCTCCAGACCCTGCCATATCTCCGGCTTCGCCAGCAGCGGCCCCACCAGCTTCGCTTGCTCCTTGTTGAACATTGGCCATCAATCCTTGTAACATCTTGGCGTAGAGTTGTGCTTCGTTTGCATCGTTGACCAAGCTATCTGGGTCGATGTCTTGCGAAATTGCCAACTCCCGCATCAGGTTGGGAATCTTGATAAACGGTGCCAACATCGGGTTGGCGACAGTTTGCAACAGAGATGTGAGACGCTGTGTACGAACCTCTTTTTGCATAACTGCTGCTACGCCGCGTGGTTTGATTTCGAGGTCACCGATAATGTCTTCCGACTCTTCGTTGAACTGCATGTTCCACTGGAAGTACGCTTCACCCAAAGGCTTCAAGAGCATGTCATCGATGTTCTTGATGACCGTCTTCATCGACAAGCCCGCCGAACCCATCAGCATAGATAGACCAGCAGCAGTACGACCAGTGCCGGTCACGCCCGTCTGGCCGTGTACGATGGACGGGATGCCCGTCTCTTCGTCAGCCAGTTGGCGGCTAATCTGGTACATCTGCAGGTTTTCACCAGCCGTGTTCGGGAACTTGAGGCCGTTGATAGCCGTTCCGGTCACACCAGACTGGCGGCGGAAGATTTTGCCGGGGAAGATATCCATGTTTTGGCCGGGAACCAAGCTGGCTTCATCCACATCGAAAACGAGGTTGCCAGCGAGGGCGAGGTTGTCGATAGCCATGCGAACGTGGCCGTTCATCAACTTCTGAGCATCTTCCATGTTCTCTGCTACGCCGACACCCCAAAGCTGGTAGGGATTGACTTCGTATGGGAACACCTGATAAGGAATGCGGGCTGGAGTAAATGGATTGAGGACACAGCGAAGAACCATGCCGCCACAAACCCAGACGTTAACCTGAACCTCGTCGAACTCAGACATGTTCTCTGCGCCTTCGAGGCCAGCTTCTCTAGCCAGAGACGAATCGAGAACGCCCCAGTATTCCAAGACTTCGTAGCGGTTGCCTTGGAAATACGGCTCGGTTTCATCCTCGCGGATGGTGTCTTCGTAATACTTGTCCTCGTAGTTCGGACCTTTTGCAAGGCACTCTTGGATAGCTTCCGCGTTAAAGTATGGACGCTTGATAAGTGCGCGGAGTTGCTGGCGATTCATTCTGTGACGTTCTATGACGTATTCACAGTCATCTATGCTAGTAGCAGACGGGTCAGGATGGAAGTCCCAAGCTGACACCATCTCAATCCGTGGAACGGTCTTTTCTTCTGGTATGTACGCCCGTTCGCCCGTCTCATCACGCTCCCATTTGTGGATGCGCTTGTAGAAGTTGAACGGACCCTTGACAATGCCCGTACCTAGCAAACAAGATTCGAAGATTGATTTGCGGAGTACGTTGACAGCATTGGTATCGAGAAGCTGGTCGTGGATAGTTTTCTCCATACGGTGGGCAGCAATCTTAGCAGGTTCGATTTGAGGTTCGCCGATTTTGGCTGGCCCCTCTGCCAAGGGAAGCTGTCCGTATTCACCTTGCAAGCCGCCGAGAAACGCACGGGGTTCTTGGGCTTGTAGGGCACCCGGCAACAATTCGCGACCATCTCCTGCGAACCCGTAAGGGTCTTGCTGCTGAAGTTGGTCCAACGGAGTCTCCATGTGGGCAAACTCCGCGATACCTTCCGGTACGGGAGTTGATTCCACAACGAGCGGAAACTTTTTGTTTGCAAAGAGGATATCAACAATCTGGCCGTACGCAGCAAGAACTTTGGTCTTGGTGATACGGATAAATACTTGGGAGCGTTCCGAGTCCCGGTACTGGGTCGTGGAATCGTAGATGCCCCGGAAGTTCTTGTACGCTTGCAACCACCGCTGTTCGTGGGCGTACCTTCCGTTTTCCGCATCTTCGAACCGCGCCTTGACGTACTGGGCAAGACCGGGCATCTGCTCTTCGGGGTTTATCAGGCCAACAGTTGTATCATCTGCCGGTTGGAGAAAGTTATCTTCGGACATAACTTAGTAGTCGCGTTCTTCGGCCATTTTCATAACGGAGGCATCCACAGCAGTTTTGGTCTGCTTCTTTGGCATGTCTTCCGTCAGAACATCAGTCTTGGCGCGAGTATCGAACTCAAGACCCTCACGATACAGCTTGGACTCACCCATGTTGGCATCGACAGAAGTTTTGTCGGAACCCATGATGTAAGACGCGCCGTAGTTGTAGTTGTTCATCGGCATCGGTTTTCTCCCGTAGGTTAGGGTTGGATGAAGCCTTGGTTAGCAACGGGGGCGGCTTCCGATTCCCGGTTGCGTGTAACGAATCCGGCGTCTGCAACCGCCGCTCGTTCCATTTCTTCTGCGCTTTCGTCGATAGCTGGCTCCATAGCCATCTCTCTCATCTGACGAAACGCAGGATATTCAGCTTGGCCCGGATAGGGGTCTTCGGCCATTCGCGGTTCTGGTCGGGGTTGGGTAAGTTCTGGCCCAGCCATACGACCGCTAGGTTCAAGAACCATCGGAATAGCAGAGGCAACTGCTAGGGGTGCTTTTGCTGCTAAAGCTGCACTTTCTAGAGCAACATCTTTAGCTAAAGCAGCCCCGGCTCCTTCTGGGTCGCGAATAGCTTCATATAGAGCCATCCCCCCAAGAGCCGTGACTCCTGCTGTGAGAGTTTTTTTGCCGACATCTTCTGCAACTTCAACACCCTTTTTCATTTTAGATTTGACATCATCTAAAATTCCATCTAAATCATCGACGGTAAATCCATTATTTTCCAGAGTGTTTATCAAACTGTCAGATATAGATTGCCTAGTTGCTGGCGTTTCCATAGCAATTTTAGGCGGGCCTTCTGTTTTAGGTTTATCAAAGTACCCCTCGTAACCCGGAGTAGTTGAGAATACGCGCGGCTTTTGCAAATCGAGAACTTGATTAAATTCCAAACCACTAACTTCTGCCGCATCCATAAAGAACCCGGAGTAAACAGAAGCGTGTTCGCGGTCTAGAGGGCTAATTGCAAATGGAAATGCCACTTGATAAACTTCGAGGGCACCTGTAGATATGTTCTTTCTGATACTTTTAGTGCTTCGCCCTTCGAGATATGCGATGCGGTGGTCTGGAATTCCCAAAGATTCGCCAAGAGTAGCGTGGATGTTTCTGAGCAACCGAGACCCAGACTTTACTTGTTTGTTTAGATTTTCAGGGCTGAGACTGTCGTAAAAAGTATCCGTCTTTACGTCATAAGTAAACTTAGGAATCTTGATGTCACGCATAACGTCTGTAACATCACCGGTTTTTAATCGTACTATGCTACCTTCTTTTTTACCCTCTTTGAAGAATATACGATTTTTACCATCAGCATCAGGAGCAGTACGAGTTTGGATAAACTCTTGAATAATGGCATCTGCCATAGGGTTCAATGGGATGTTGACGGGATTGCCCTTTGTCCCGGCAACAACTCCGGGAATATACAGTGCGCCTTTTTCAGCATTGTAATGATGCGGCTCTAGCTGTTCGATAACTTCAGAACGAAGGCCCGTGTTCAACAGAAACATAGCTGCGAGTGCAGATTTTCTTTGAGCGGGGTCTCCTGTTTTAGCGGCTAGTCGAGCAAAGAATTCCCTTTGAACATCTTCATCGGGGTTGATAGCAATTAAAGACTCGGCCTTTTTAGGCTCTAATCTTCCGAAAATCTTTTCGTTTTTATCGCTTTTTGCTGTAGAGTCTGGGAGTGTTGCGTACTCGGCATCCGTTTCCGCAAGACCTTTTTTAAGAACATTGTGTCCTATCAAACGCAAGTTCAACATAGTGGACTTTACGTTTGTGTCAGCTTCGTCTAGTCCTTCTAAAAGCTTGGCAATGCCTGTTTTACCATCTTCATCCTGTGCAAAAAGAGCCAAAGCCGAACCCGGCTCGTCTGCAATTTCACTGGCTAATCGAATAGACGCAGATACAAAATTTGCGCGGGCAACCCTTCCTCCGTCCTCTGCGTTCGGGGCTAGGCCCAATCCCTTGTTAGCAACCTCATTGGCATAAATAGTAGCTGCCTCACGAAGCGTGAGGTTGCGAACATCCATGTCCTTGAGTGATGGTTCTGCCATATTTAATATCCGAAGGTGTGGTCAAAGGGCTGGAAGGCTTGGTCCTTGATTCCTTGCAGCGACTTGTGTATAGATTGATATCCAGAAGTGCGCGTCATCACCATATAGCGCAACGCATCGTAGGCATGGTCCTCTGCTTTCGTGTCTACATCTTCACTGTTAGTTTTGGAGAGAGGAATGCCGGATAGCTGCGCTATGGTGTGCTTGCACGTGGAGAAAATGCGAAGACGGGGTTCGTTGGTGTAGGGGTCGTCAGCAAGCCGCCTGTGAACTTCCATTTTACCTTGAAGACGGTTGCGGTCCGAGGGAGTCCACCTAACACCTGCCCGCATCATTGTCTCTGCAATGGACGGGCCGAATCCGGTCTTGTTCCAGCAAGAAGAGTCTAGAACGGTGTAGTGTGGTAGTGGGTCTAACTCTTCTGCTTCTAGTATTTTATCAGCGAGTTGCTCGGCTGTCAAGTGCCTTGCATACAATTCACGATAAATCCAGATATTATTATCCCAGTCAATAGCCCCCCAAAGAACGCACGACGGACTCGCGTAACCGTAGTCCGCCGCTCGTATACGTGGCCAATTGGTAGGTAGTTCGAAATGTTCGACAACGTGTCGCACCCTTGAAAATTCGGGGAAGGCCGCTCCCTCCGCCACGTCCCAATCCCCTTCGAGGAGTCGTCTACGCTCGACATCCGGGAGCGACCTGAGCATAGCCTCGTACTGGCCATCTGCCATCAGGTAGGGGTTGTCGGTCAACCGCGCGGGAACAAACTTGCGGTAGAACAGCGGCTGACCTGCTTTCGCATGACCATCTGGCCAAACAAATGTCTTTCCAGTCTCCATATCCTTCGCCCCGAACGCCTTGTTGGCTTCGTGGACATCGATATACATCTTCTTGACCCACCAGCCTCCGACACCGCCGGGGTTGGCTGTGCATCGCATCGTCAGGCTAGATTGTAACTCTGGGTCTGTGGAACGGAGACGGGAACGCAAGTAATCCCAAACGTACGGTGTCGGGTATTGCGTTATCTCATCGATACCAATCCAGTTGAAGGCCTGACCTTGGAAACGGGTCACGTCCTTGTCCCGGTCGAGATACGTGAACCACATGGTTGCCCCGGAGGGGAAAACCCACGTGGACTTCGATTCGCGGAACGTGGCTCCGGGGAACGCCTTGGGGTAGAGTTGTTTGGACTTGTCGATTAGTTCGGTTAGTTCGTCCAGAGTACGCCTAAGAAGAAGCCCACGATGATTAGAGTTGTGGCAATACCTAAGAGGGTCAGCCAGCAAGGCAAAAGATTTTCCTCCTCCTGCAGCACCTCCGTATAGAACATCTTGTTCAGATGCGCTGAGAAACTCTTCTTGTGGTCCCGGATTTGGCTTGAAGATAACTGGGCTACCATCCACAAGGTCGCCCACTGCTCCCGGCAGATTCTCAAGGTCTCCTCTATCAACGACTCTAGTCTTTTCACCTTTTAAGGCCTCTTCTACTTTGCCAGCTTTTTCGGTTAAGTTGCGAACCTTCCGCTTCTCGTTGTTGGTCTTTGTCTGTTGTTTTGCAACCCGCGCCTTTGCATTGCGGAGTTTTGCTTGGACGGAACGTCGTGCCCGCTCCCGGTCGCTCATCTTATATTGGGCGGTGGGCTGATTCGGGTCTTTCTTTGGTCGGCCCCGTCCACGGGGTTTGTCCAAGGTCGCCGGGTCAGGGGGGACTAGGACACGTTTGCGGGGTTTACCCATCAATCACTACTTCTTTTTTCGGAGGGAGAAGGACAACCCCGTGAACCGCCGATACATTGTGGTTCATCGTCTCTTGTTTGCCGAGACCTACCCGATTCAGGATAGATTCGGCTGCTTTCATGCGTAAATCGTCCCCTCGTTCGATATCCACGGCATCTACGAGGCTAACCAGCTTGTTCGCGGCTTTGAGGCTCTGTCCCGCCAACACGGTTTTGGTCCGTTCGATGATTTCGTCGGCCAACCGGTCCTTCAGCCACGCAATCGACCCTTCAGAGTACCCGGCAACCTGTGCGGCTGCGGTCAAATTGCCCCCGTTGTCGAACAGGGCGTCCAAAAAGGCCTCTTGCTTCTCGGTTAGGGCGGGTTTTCGGTTGTTTTGCTGGGGTAGGAGGTTCATGTCTGGGTTAATTCCTTGCATTTATACCTGTAGGTTGCCGGGACCGGGAACA